GGTAAAGAGAATACGCACGAGTTTATATAGCCCCCCTGGGGTCGTTTTTTAGGAGGAGGTGCGGCGATGTACGCGGCGGAGGAGAAAGAACGGCGGATAAAAAAAGAAGCCAATCGACTAAAGAAGATTTACGCAAAGATGGACGGCGACCGCATGAGCCTCGTTATCGGAACGATACAGCGGGCGGCGTTTCTGCGGGTATCGCTGGAGGAACTGGAGGACGACCTCAACGAGAATGGATATACCGAGCCTTTTCAACAGGGCAACCAGGAACCCTACGATCGGAAGCGGCCGAATGCGGAAACATACAAAAGCTTCTATGATAGCTATCTGAAAACTATCAAGCAGCTCAACGATATGCTCCCGAAAGAGGAGGTAAAGCCGGTATCCGACGGATTCGATGAGTTTATCAGCGAACGCGGACGTTAATTCGCGCAATTAACTCAATACAAGCGCTCCGACGGGGCGCTGTTTTTATGCCTGAAAAGGAAGTGAACGCATGAATTTAATGCAGGGCGACTGCCTTGAACTTATGAAGCAGATACCGGACGGGTCGGTGGACTTAGTGCTTACCGACCCGCCTTACAATATCGGCGTTACAACAAACGTGAGCGGAAAAGCTGTTGTGAATGCGTGGGACAAGATAGACGGCTACGTCGACTGGTGTGTTGAATGGCTCACGCTGTGCTCGAAGAAGCTCAAGCCGAACGGTGTGCTCTATTTCTAGCATAACGATATGGAACAGATAGCGGAACTTCTCACGGAAATCAAGAAGCGCACGCCGCTGGTTTTCGTATCGTTCTGTATCTGGGATAAGGGAGATACATACCGCGCAAAGACATGGCACAGGCGTGATCCCAATGGTCGCACGGCTCTGCGTTCGTGGTTCAACACCTGCGAATACTGCCTGCACTTCTTCAACGCTCCGGCGGACGCAGACAAGGCATGGGCGCACACGGGGCTCGACAGAGTTTACAGTAATCCGGCTTGCTTCAAACCGCTGAAAGAGTGGTACCAGCGAGAGTGCGAACGGCTCGGGCTGGATAACAAGAAAATCGGCGCGTATTACGAGCAGGCGACCGGAAAGAAACCGCATATGCTGCGGCATTATTTTCAGAATAATCAGTTTGAGATACCTACGCAGAAAGTGTGGGAGAGCGTATACGAACCGCTCGGCTTTGGCAAGGGCTACGAGAGCTTACGGCAGGGCTACGAGAGCTTACGGAATTACCACCGCTGCGATGATATGCACTGCAACATCTGGCACCGTCCGCCGCTGCCCTCGACTAACAGGCTGCACACCTGCCAGAAGCCGCTTGACATCACCGAACGGCTTATCCGGGTATCATGCCCGCCGGGCGGGACGGTGCTCGACTGCTTTATGGGCTCGGGTACCACCGGAGTGGCAGCACTCAATACTGGGAGGGAATTCATCGGGATTGAAAAGGACCCCGGCTACTTCGAAATAGCCCGGAAGCGTATTGAGGAGGCGCAGGGGCAGTTCACTCTTACGGAGGGTTTGCGGATATGAATATAGGGGGCGCTATGAAATATCTGTTGCTATTCGGCAAAACTACCGCGAAAAAGCCGGCTTACTTCTGCGAAAAACATTCCTGCGGGATTACGTTGAAATGCTGCCGGAAACGCTGCTGGGCTTGCAGGCATCTTCTTCTCATGAACCGGAGCCGCGCTGAAATAATCACGCTTAGCAGAGGTGCGCGCCTGCCTTAGCGGAACTGGGAGGAGGTGCGCGTATGAAAAGGTACCCGGATAGCTATAATCCGATTCTGGAATACTGGGAGCAGATTCAGCGCGGCGAAATTGCCGTCAGCCGGAAAATACGCGTCACCTACGAAAAGCTCGCCCGGGATATCCGGGAGCCGGGAGAATGGCACTACTCACCGAAGCGCGGCAACCATATCCTCGAGTTTGCGGAGAACTTCTGCCGGCATTCCAAGGGCAAGCTCGGCGGCCAGCTCGTGGAGCTTGAACTGTGGGAAAAGGCTATGCTCGCTGCTGTTTTCGGATTTGTGAACGACAAGGGGATTCGGCGATATCAGCGCGCCGTTCTCATCGTCGGCAAGAAAAACGGAAAGTCGCTGCTAGCCTCCGTTGTCGGGAACTATATGCAGCAGGCGGACGGAGAACCTGGTCCGGAAATCTACGCTGTGGCGACAAAGCGCGACCAGGCTAAAATCATCTGGCTGGAAGCAAAGCGTATGGTGAAAAAGTCGCCGCCGCTGCTGAAACGTTCCCGGGTGCTCACAGGCTCCATTGAAACGGATTTTAATGATGGAACGTTCAAACCGCTTGCCTCCGACCAGGACACGCTGGACGGCCTGAACGTCCACTGCGTGCTCATGGACGAGATACATCAGTGGCAGAACGGGCGTGCGCTCTACGACATCATGGCGGACGGTATCACCGCCCGGGAACAGCCGCTCATATTCATCACGTCCACAGCAGGAGTTGTCCGCGAGGATATCTACGATGAGATTTACGACGAGGGACGGCGAACAATCGACGGCTATTCCGGCGGCGATGACGCATACCGGGACGACCGCTCGATATTCTTCATTTACGAGCTCGACAAGCGTGAGGAATGGGACGACCCTAATTGCTGGAGAAAAGCCAATCCGGGGCTTGGGACTATCAAGAATCTGCGCACTCTCTCTGAAAAGGTGGAAAAGGCGAAGCAGAACAGCTCCCTGCTGCGGAATCTGCTGTGCAAGGAATTTAATATTCCGTCAACCACCTCGCAGGCATGGCTCAACTTTGACGAGCTGGTGAATGAGGCAACGTACGACATTGCAGAGCTTAAGCCGCGGTACTTTATCGGCGGCGCTGACCTTTCCTCTACGAACGACCTCACGGCGGCGAAAGCGCTTTTCATGCTGCCGGACGACTCTCGAATCTATTCCGCTGCGATGTACTGGATCCCGGAGGACTTAGTGGAACACAAGGTAAAAGAGGATAAGATCCGCTATGATATCTGGATTGAGAAAGGCTGGTGCCACACCTGTCCGGGCAACAAAATGGATTACCATGCGGTGACGGACTGGTTCCGGGAACTGCGGGACAAATTCGATATCTACCCGATGTATATCGGCTACGATTCATGGAGTGCGACATACTGGGTAAATGAAATGAAGCAGGAATTCGGACCCGCGTGCATGGTGCCTGTAATCCAGGGCAAGAAAACACTTTCCGCGCCGATGAAATCCCTCGGGGCGGATTTAAAGGCGAAGCGGATAAACTACAACAACAATCCGATAGACCGGTGGTGCCTTGCGAATACCGCCGTGGACGAGGACAGAAACGGCAATATACAGCCGATAAAGACTACAAGAAGTACGCGCCGTATCGACGGTACGGCTGCCCTGCTAGACGCTTATGTAGTGCTTACGGACAAGATGGAGGAGTACCAGACGATGATATGAACATATTCAACAGACTATTCAACAGGAAAGAACACGAGCAGACGCGCTTTCAGCTTGTGACGGAGCGCGGAAACGGCGTGTACATCTGGGACGGGCAGATATTTTCCAGCGATACCGTAAGGAGCTGTATACGCCCCACGGCTGTTGCTGTGGGCAAGGCGGTACCCAAACATATCCGCGACAGCGGAAGCGCCGTGCAGACGAACCCCGAGCCATATATGCGCTTCCTGCTGGAAGAGCCCAATCCATACATGAGCTGCCAGCAGTTCCTTGAAAAAATGGCGCGCCAGCGTGAACTTTCCGGAAATGCTTTCGCGGCGATAATCCGCGATACGTCCGGATTCCCCTGCGGGATATATCCGATAGACGCGTACAACGTGGAGGCGAGCTTCAATGCAGGCGGCGACCTTATCCTCACTTTCTCCATGAAAAACGGAAAGGTGTACCCGTTTTATTACTCGGATATCATTCATCTGCGCCGGGATTTCGGGGACAACGACCTGTTCGGTACATCGCCGGTGGAAGTATTGCAACCGCTGCTCACCGTTATCGGCACGGTAGATAAGTCCATCGTCACGGCGGTGAACAATTCCTCCGGTGGCTGCTCAAATACAACACCAGCGTGCGTGATGAGGACCTTACGAAAAAGGCGCGGGATTTCGCGGAGAATTACCTTAGCACCATCTCAAGCTCCGGAGTCGCGGCGATAGACAGCAAAGCGGACGCCACGCAGATAAAAACGGACGACTATGTGCCGAACGCGCAGCTCATCGACCGCACCACACAGCGATTCTACAACCACTTCGGCACCAACGCGAAAATCATTCAGAGCGCCTACAACGAGGACGAGTGGAACGCTTTCTATGAATCTACCGTTGAGCCTATCCTGATTGATTTAGGCTCGGAAATGACGCGGAAGCTGTTCACACGCAGGGAGCGCGGGTGCGGAAATAAAATCATCTTTGAGGCTTCCAACTTGCAGTATGCCAGCATGAGCACAAAGCTCAACCTGTCCGCGATGGTGGACAGAGGGGCTATGACGCCGAATGAGTGGCGCGCTGCAATGAATAAGGCTCCGCTGCCGGGCGGAGATGTGCCGCTGCTGAGAAAAGACACGGCGACGGTGATGGAACCGGCGACTACGGCGGGAGAGGAGGAATAATGCAACATGGCTGATATTGATATCAAGGGCGTTATCGTATCTAATGACGACGGCTGGGCATACGATTTTTTCGGGGTGGAAAATACTACTCCCGCCCCGGTGATAAAGGCAGTCAGGGACGCGCAGTGGAAGCATGAGCGGGTTGATGTATACATCAATTCGCCGGGCGGAGATATCAGCGCAGGCGCGGACATCTACACGGCTCTGCGCGCATACTCTGACGTGCATATCCACATCACCGGACAGGCATGCTCAGCCGCAAGCGTAATAGCGTGCGCAGGACACTCGGATATATCCCCTGCAGGAATGCTGATGATACACAATGTATCAATGGCGGCAGAGGGCGACAATCGGGAGATGGCTCATGCGGTGAACGTGCTGAAAGTGGCAGACAGGTCCATAGCGGGCGCGTACGCCGAAAAGACAGGGCGCAGCATGGAGGAAATGCTCGGGCTGATGGCAAAGGAAACATGGCTCACGGCTGACGAGGCTGTGGAGCTTGGACTGGTGGACGAGATTTCCGCACCGGCTTCCGGAGCGGCTCCCGCCGGCATGAAATTGTGTGCAGCAGCAATCCCGCTGCTGCCGGAAAAGCTGCTCGCAGAAATGCGCGATAAGGGCGCAAAGGCGCGGGCTGAATTAGATTTGCTGAAAATCAGGAGGTAAACGACTATGGCAAACGCAACTACTTTTGAGGCAAGAAGGGCGGAGCTCATGGCTCTGGCCGAGGCGGCTGTAAACGAGCACCGCTACGCGGACTTTGACGGCATCAAGGCAGATATCGAAAAGCTCGACGACAAGCACAAGCAGGAACTTACAGCGCAGGCCAATCTCGCGGCGCTGAACAAGGCTCCTGTTGGGGTCCCCAGCATGGTAAACGCAGGAGGCGCGGCTCTTTCCGGCTCCCCCGAGCCTGCTGCCGGCGGCGCTAAGGGCGATATGTACGGCAGCAATGAATACCGTCTCGCGTTCATGGACGCAATGCTCACAGGCTCCGCGCTGAAGATGCCCGGAATGGTAAACCAGGCCGAGCAGACAACTACGGGCGACGTCGGCGCGGTGATCCCGACCACGATCGTGAAGAAGATTTATGAGAAGATGGAAAGTACCGGGAAGCTCTGGAGCCGTATCACGCACACCAATTTCCAGGGCGGCGTTTCCGTGCCGACAAGTTCCGTGAAGCCTACCGCCACATGGAGTGCCGAGCGCACCAACGGCGACACTCAGAAAAAAGCTGTGTCTTCTATCGTTTTCGCCTATCACAAGCTCACCTGCAAGGTGGCTCTTTCCTTTGAAGTGACTGTGACTACCCTTGACGTATTTGAAGCGACCGTCGCGGACAACATCGCGGAGGCTATGATCAAGGCAGTCGAGAAGGCGATGATCAAGGGCACAGGCTCCGGTCAGCCCAAGGGCGTACTCACCGAAACTGTTCCGGCTGCACGCAAGATCGAGGTGGCTGCAGCGAACGCGCTTTCCTTCAAGGACCTCGCGGCGGCTGAGGGGGCGCTCCCCGAATCCTACGAGAACGGTGCGGTCTGGGTAATGACCAAGTCAACGTTCATGAACGCGGTCATCTCGATGGTTGACGGCAATGGCGCGCCCATCATGAAGGAGATAATCGGCGTGAACGGCAAGCCGTCCTACTACATATGGGGACGCGAGGTCGTGCTTGTCGACGGCGAATACCTCGACAGCTACGCGGATAACGTGTCCAAGGACACAGTTTTCGCGTTTATATTCAACTTCAGAGACTACATCGGCAACACCAACTATGCCGTGACCGTCCGCGACTATATCGACGAGGCGACCGACGACCGTATCAAGAAGGCTATCATGCTGTTCGACGGCAAGGCGGTAGACACCAACTCCCTCGTAACTCTCACCAAGAAAAAGGCATAAGGAAGGGGGCTTGACGAATGGGCGCGACACTGCTTGTTGCTGTGAAAAAGTCGCTGCGTATCTCTGCGGATATCTTTGACGATGATCTGACGGAGCTTATTGAGGCGGCGAAAAACGACCTGAAAATGCGGGGAGTTGATAATATCGACGAGGACGCGCCGCTCGTCCGTCAGGCCGTGAAACTGTACTGCCGCGGGAACTTCGCGAACGGCGATGTAAAGGAGCGGGAGCTGTATCAGTCCCGGTACCTCGACCTCGCCGGAGCGATGTCCCTGTGCGGATTTTATGAGGGCGGTGACGAGCCTTGACGGACGTACAGATAACGCTGATAAAGCGCGGTACGGCTGCGGAATCGGACGAATACGGGCGCGCTGTAAAAGCCGACACCGAACGGACGATATTCGCGGAGCAGTGCGGAATCAAGCGCAATGAATTCTATCAGGCGGCGGCTGTCGGAATGTCGCCGTCGCTCACTTTCCGGTGCTGGGCGTTTGAGTATCAGAGCGAAAAGGCGCTCAGATTCGGCGGGAAGGAGTATCAAATAATCCGCACCTACCCTGTTGAGGGAGAACGGCTGGAGCTTATATGCTCAGATATAGCAGAGGGGTGATTCTATGGCGCTGCCGAACTACACGAAAATCACCAAGGACGGTGTGGAATATATCAGCAACGCCGACCGCTGCGAATACACGATCAAGGAACTCACGTGCGCCGCGCTGCGTGATGTTGGGAAATTCCTCGTGAAACTCGCCCGGGCTAAGCTCCCGAGGAAAACAGGGCGGGCGCGGCGGTACCTGCAATGCTGGGTGAAAAGAAAGCAGAAAACGCCGAGTTTGCAGATAGGATACAAGCCCATGGGATTCTACGGCGGATTTTATGAAACTGGCACCTCGAAAATTCCGAAGCTGGCGCCGATATACTCTGCGGTAGCTGACAACATTGATGAGATCCGGAGGATAGAGGGACAGTATCTCTCGGCGATCGAGGACGAAAATCGGGCGCTGGGGCTTATAAACGACGAGGAGGACTACGGCGGCGATGAAAACTGAAACGGTGATAGCGGCGCTGGTGGGGCTAATAAAACCCTCGTGCCCGGCGGTATATTTTCAAAGCCCGTCCCCGGTACAGTATCCGAAAGTTGCCGGCGACCTGCGGCAGCTTACGGATTCCGGGTATTCGGCGGTTTTCCGGCTGGTGCTGGATATCTGGCTTGATTCCGGCGACCCGATAGAGGCTCACGCGCTTGCAGACGATATCCGCGCGCGGCTTACAGATCAGAAAGGGACTGCGGAGGGCGGCTTCATCAGCGTTTATACTGAGGGGAGCCGTTACGCCGTTCCCGAAAAGGACAACAACAAGATAGTGCACTTCGTGGAGAGCTACGCGGTGTATTTTTATCGCGACAAGGAGGATTAATATGGCTTTTGCTAAAAAGGCATACAACGGAATTACGGAGAAAACGCCGCTCAACATACAGCTTGACGCTGGCGCTATCTTCAAGAATTTCACGGTAGGCACCGACACCTACGCCACCGCAAAGAAGGCGGGAAAGTGCCTCGGCGCTACCCAGGGTGGCGGAACGTTTACCGCAAAGCCCACAATCCGCAGCATCGAGGTTGACGGCGCTGTGGGGCGCGTCAAGGGGCTTGCAGACATTGAAACATGGGAGTGCTCGCTGTCTGCGACATTCATCGAAACGACCGTTGAAACGCTGAAAATGGCGCTTACATCTGCCACTGCAACGGCGGGAACTGACGTATCTGGCAGCGGCGGCAACGGAATTCCCAAGGGCTACACAAAGATATCCGGAAACGCGGGCATTGGCGATTCCGACTACATTGAAAATCTGACGTGGGTAGGCTGCATTTCCGGCAGCGATACGCCCATGATAATCCAGCTTTCAAACGGTCTGAACGAGGACGGACTGTCCATGGACTTCGCGCCGCAGTCCGAGGGCAAGGTAAAGGTGACGCTGTACGGTTACAATAATCTCGCGGATTTCGAAACGGACGCAGTAAATCCGCCTTTTGCGATTTTCGTTCCTGATACGGAGGGCAACTGATGAGAAAACTCAATTTAAACGACGCATTCAAGGCGGCAGAAATAATCCGCAAGGCTAAGATACGTGAGGAACTGGCGGAGCTGATCGCCGATTCCGGAAAGCAGGGGCAGATGAAGCTCGGCGCTTCCGTGGTGCTCATGCTTATTGAAAAGGCTCCGGACGTGCAGGAGGAGCTGTGCGGTTTCATCGCTTCCTTAAAGGGCTGCGGTGCTGCCGATGTGCGCGATATGCCGCTGGAGGATATCGTGAAGTTCGCGCGGGAACTCGCCGAGGAAAACGATCTCGCGGCTTTTTTCTCCTCTGCTGCCAGCTCGGCAGCTTCGAGGTAATCGACACGGTGCTCAGGCGGTACGGAGGATTCACACCGCTTGAGCATTTTTCTTTCCGGGATATTTCCGGGATAATCAATACCGCGTGCGAAAAAGCCCAGGACGAACTTCTGGTGCTTCGTTGGATAGCCGGCGGGTATGAGCGCAATGTGGCATTTTCGGATTTCAGGGCGGCTTGCACGGCGGTTCCGGCAGCGTCTAAAACTGCGGAGCAGATACACACGGAAATGTCGGAGAAATTCGAAAAATTCAATTTCGTGAAGATGGGAGGCTGAGGCTGTGGAGATATTCAAGCTGTTCGGTACAATTTTAGTGGACAGCGACAAAGCCAACGAATCCATTCATAAGACTGATAAGAACGCCAAAGGGCTCGCTGAAACATTCGGTAAGGGAGCAGCGGCGGTCGGAAAGTGGGCGGCTGGTATCACTACAACGGCAGCCGCCGCTGCTGCCGTTGGCACGGCGGCAGTAAAGTCGGCGGACGCGCTCGATAAATCAGTGAAGAAAACCGCAGCCGCTGTTGGAGCTACCGCAGAGCAGGCCGAAAAATACAAAAGCGTTATCCAGGACGTTTACGGCGATAATTTCGGGGAGAGCTTTGACGATATATCGGATAGTATTTCCGTGATAACGCAGAACCTCGGAGATATGGACGCCGCTCCGCTCAAAGAAATCACCGAGAGCGCCTACGCGCTGCAGGACGTTTTCGACATGGGCGTTGACGAGACAGCGCGAGCCGCAAAGGCAATGAAGGAGAACTTCGGCATTGCCGCCGAGGACGCTTACAATTACATAGCAAAGGGCGCGCAGGACGGCCTGAACTATTCCGGCGAGCTCATTGACAGCATCAACGAATATTCCGTGCAGTTTGCTAAGCTGGGATTTTCTGCGGACGATATGTTCAAAATTTTCGCCCAGGGGGCCGAGAACGGCGCCTGGAACCTCGACAAAATCGGCGACGCGGTCAAGGAATTCTCTATCCGCGCTATTGACGGCTCAGATTCCACCAGGGAGGGGTTTGAAGCTGTCGGCCTGAATGCCGATAAAATGAGCGAAAAGTTCGCGCAGGGCGGCGAGACGGCGCGCGAAGCCTTTCAGGAGGTAGTTCAGGCGCTCGCGGCTATGAAGGACCCCATTGAGCAGAATACGGCGGGCACGGATCTTTTCGGCACCATGTGGGAAGATCTCGGCGTTGACGCAGTGGCGGCAATGGGCAGCATCACCGACGGCGCTTACGAGTGTGCCGGCGCGATGGACAGCATCAAAGATGTGAATTACAGCAGTCTTGAGGACGCGCTCGGCGGGCTGAAAAGACAGCTTGAAACGATGATACAGCCGCTCGGTGACAGCCTTATTCCACTTGTAAAAGATGTGGTGAGCAGGCTTTCAGAGGCTGCAAAAACGGTTATTCCCCGGCTGGTGGAATCCGTGCAGCCGTTGTTGAATAACATTACGCCGATGATAGACCCGCTGCTCAATCTCGCCGAGGAACTGCTGCCACAGCTTGTGGATATGGCAACGCCGCTCATAGAGATAATTTCCGAACTGGTTCAGTCGCTGCTGCCGCCGTTAGTGGAGTTCATTTCCGGGAATATCATGCCGATATTGATGGAAATAGTAGGCTGGCTCTCTGAGCGACTCATGCCGGTGGTGATAGAGATAATCGAAAAGCTTCTGCCGCCGCTGCTGGATATTCTTGAAAGCCTTATGCCGTTGGTTGAGCTTGCACTGAATCTGCTGGATCCGGTGCTTGATGTGATCGAAGCGCTGATCGATCCGATTGCTGATATACTGGAGCTTCTTTCCCCGATCGTTGACGTGGTGGTGGGTCTTACAGAATCAATACTGGAATCTCCGATAGTTTCCGGCCTGCTTGAACGAACTCTCGGAATAATTACTGAGCTGCTGAATGATACGCTGTTCCCCGCTCTGGAGGGAGTTGCGCAGTTCCTTTCCGGCGATTTTCTCGGGGCTGCGGAAACATGGGGCGGAGGATTTGAAAGTACTGTCCGGAATGTCTGCGAACACATCGACGAGATATTTGGCACAAATCTGGCAGAGTGGTACGATGGATTCAACGATTTCTTTATGAAAGCCGGCTCGCAGCTCTACGAAACGTGGAACGGCGATAAGATTGAGCTCGTGAAGCTTGATTCAAAATACAGCACAATGCAGAGCGATTTGTATGCTGCTGTGAAAAATGCCGTTTACAGCGGAATGAGCATAGATGAGGCAATAAAGGAAGCTCAGAAAAAAGTGCTTGATACCTCTGAAAAAGTGTATCTGTACGATAAAATGGCTGACAGCTGGAATCTACAAGGTATTGCCATTGATTACTACAACGGCAAGGATCTTCCCGACCCGAAAACACCGATAACCGGCTCTGCATGGTACGCCGACTACTATCAGAAAAAGGAAGTGCCGAAACTCGCAAGCGGCGGCCTTGTGTCCGGAACTACACTTGCAATGGTCGGCGACAACATCGACGCCGCTGTAAATCCGGAGGTAGTCGCGCCGCTCGCAGACCTTTCTGCGATGATATCCGGGGCGTTTTCCCACGCGCTGGACAGCTTTGCGGAGCGGCTCGGTGCCGGCTCATTACAGAGCAGACAGCCGGTGACGATTTCGGTGCAGCTTTCCGACAGCACAGAGCTGGCGCGGGCTCTGATAGATGATTTCAATGAAATAGCGCGCCAGGACGGGGCTTCTCCCTTTAAGGGAATATAATTCCCTTAAAAGCTGTAAAAGGCTCTAAAACGACCATTTCCGGAGGAGTATGAATGAGATTTGAATACTTTAAGCTCGGCGAAAACGAGCTGAAATCGGTGACTTCCGTCACCGTATCAAAGCAGCCGCGTAAACGTGTGGAAAACACGAATCTCAACGGTGATCTGCTGATTGATCAAATGGCGGTGAAATCTACCGTAAATGTCGCAATATCACTGGTTCCGGCGGCAACTATGGCTCTGATCGAGGCGGCAGTGGCTGCCGGCGTGTCAGAGATCTCTTACTATGAGGGCGCTGCGCTTGTGACTAAATCAGTGACTTCCTCTGTAAGTTCCCGCCCGCGGCCATACTACAAGAACGGCGACCGGACCCAGGGCGTGTATTACAGCGGCATTACGCTGGAATTTAGGGAGATTTGATATGTGGGATATTACAGCGGAAACTAAGGCGCTCGCACTGGCTCCGGTGCGGCATATCTGGTGCCGGGCGATTTTCGGAGCGAGATCCGGAAATACATGGACGAACGATCGGAATTACTACGGCACTGACAAAATTGTATCTGCGGTGGTAGATATCGGCACAAAATCCGGCGGCATACAGGTGGGAAATGCTTTTTGCGGGAAGCTCACGCTCCTATTGCTGGACGGTGTGGAGATACACCAGAGCGATCGCATTATCATGCGCGTGGGATTTTACAAAGCGGACGGCTCCAGATCGGAGGAGATCTCGCTTGGGTGGTATTATGTTGATACCGTCAAGAAATCCAACGGAATTTACACCGTCACCGCGTACGATAAAATGCTCCGGGCGCACAAAAATTATAATTCCAAGCTCACTTATCCTGCGAAGATGTCGGCGGTGCTTTTGGAATTGTGCGACTTGTTGGACGTGAATCTGGCTTCAGATTTTGCAATTCCTTACGACGGTACTATTTCTGAGAAGCCCGCAAAGGGAACGGATTCAGACGGCAATACAATATACTACACGCGCCGGGAAATGCTCAGCTACCTCGCCTCAGCGATGGGCGGAAATTTCTTCTTTGATGTCGGAGGGCACCTCCAGCTCACGCGGTTTACGGCGGTGAACGATTCGTTCAGCGCTGCAAATAGTACCGAGGCGGATATCTCCGAGGACAGCTATTCCGTGAACGGCATTGTGTGGACGCTCGGCGGTGTGACTTACAGCCGGAACGACGAGGATACGAACGGAATCATGGAGTTTGAAAATCCGCTCACATTCTACCCGAAAGAGCCTGTGCAGCACGCTATTGAAGAACGCGTCACCGGGCTCAATTATCACGAGGCAACGATCAGACGGCAGGGTTGTGGGTGGTTCGAGCTTGGCGACATTGTCACGGCTTACCGAGCGGACGGCACCAGCGCTCCGGTGCTCATTACCGGGCTGAATTATTCTATAGCTGGCGGCGGATTTGCGGAGAAAATATACTCTTCGGCGCGCTCCAGCTCGCAGGATAATTACACCACCGGCGATATTGTCGGGCAGTCAGTTCCGCAGAGTGTGGGAGGAGCGGTTCAGAGCTCCTCCGGCACTGGCGGCATCCTCACCGAATACAAATACCTGACCGACGCCTCGGTAAAATTCAACGGCACGACGTACACGATAGAAAAGGACGCGGAAACCGGGCTGATATCGAAGATATCAGACAGCAACGGGAACGAGTTCGAGCCGGAAATCTCGGCGGGTATAACCGATGTGGCTGCGCATAACGCGGTGTTCTGGGCTGTGGCGATGATGAGTGGCTTTTCTTCGTCTACGCCATTGGGCACATTCGCCGAATTTGTGATGGACGGGGTCGATTTGCCAAAGCGCCGTTGGTACAACAGACTCGGCAGTGACTATATGGAATTATCAACTAAGGTACCTAATCCTGATGCTATGAGTACAGGCAGTTTGCTGCTTACAAGCTATAACCAAACAGCAATTTATGCCTGTGATGATCCGGCGGCAGCGTATATCATTTTTAAAAACGTAACGCCTGGTTACTACAAAGATAAATATGGAAACACAAAAGATTATTGGGCACCAGTTTTATGTAGATGGGGCGCAGCATCGTATATCGGGTTTCAGAGTGCGATAGTGTATGTTGATGGCGGGACAGTACGCGCGACTAACAAATATTATGAATACATCATTGGCGGCGTAACTGAGGATGGCATAACTACAAATATGCTTGACTCTAATATTGTATCGGACATCTGGCACATAGCTTGCTTAACAAGAGACTCCGCAAACAATATTAAATTTTATGTCGACGGAACATTGATTGGCACTATATGTACTTTAAATGCACGCGACATATCGGAGTATCACGGATATTATGCTATCAATGTATTTGCTTCCGGCAATAGTACACACGTTTTAGGGCGGGGAGCAAACGCATATAAATATGCAGCATTTTGCAACGTATGCCACAATGACGCACAAGTGCGCGAGTATTCTTTAAGGCTGTTAAGTAAATACGCGAAATAACAACGTTACTTAGGAGGTAACACACATGACATCAAAGACGATAGCGCTTTCGGGCGCGGAAATCAGGGCGGATTACTCGGGCGGCACAAACGCCTGGCTCCGGAACGACGGCACTGCAACGGTGTACGCGTCCACTGCTCCGGGCGTTACGGCCGGAGCTGACGGAGTAGTCAGCATTCCGGCGGGACAGGCGGTAAGGATTGACGGGGCTTGCAGGACAGTGTACCTGCTCGGGACGACTGGATCGGTGCAGCTCGTCGGGAGCGATTACACCGCATGCCCTTTTAAGACGTCAGCACAGGGCGGCGGCTCGGGTGCTGACAGCGTAGCCAGAGCCGCCATAGAAGCGCACGCGGGCAACGCGGATATCCACGTCACAGCCGATGAGAAGGCATACTGGAATACGCTGAGCGGCAAGAATGAGCTTGACAATCCGGATTTCCGTATAAATCAGCGCGGGCAGGCTGAATACACCACCGGCTACACCGTGGACAGGTGGTACATCTCCACTGATAAGTGCAAAGCTGCTCCGGAAACCAATGGAATCCGCCTGACTGCTACAGCAACGCTGACTTCAAATACCCATGCGTTCTGGCAGAACAACGAATTCCCGCTTCGACCGGGAAAATACACGCTATCTCTCAAGGCAGCGGACGTCACCGGAGTATGGGCCGCGCGTATCCGCACTGTGACCGCAGCCGGGGACTACGTTGACAGCTACTATACTCCCAGGCTTCAGGCTGGAATAAACAGTGTGACGGTAGATCTTTCTGACAGCGAGTACATATCAGCAGTCTCCATCGGTTTCAACAAGGGCACCGAAGCCGGGAACTCCCTGAAGCTCGCATGGGCGAAGCTGGAGGGCGGTTCACTGGCGACGCCGTTCGTGCCGCCCGACTACGCTGCGGAGCTTGCAAAGTGCCAGAGATTCTACCAGGTCAGAACCACAAACGACATCGACCCGCTGGACATTCGCCCCAGCATGAGAACCATAACGGACATCAAACAGGTAACAGGAGGATACGCATATGTCGCAGAACTGTAACGACATCATCGAGCCGCGCGAAACAGACGAGCAGCGCGCCGCCAGGGAAAATCGGCTACGCACCGCCGAGATATCCCGGAGATTCGTTGAGATAGACCGGGAAAGAATACGCCCACTTGCTGCAATAGTTGCGGGCGTCGGAACAGATGAGGATAAATCCCGGCTCAAGGCGCTTGAGGAAGAAGCAGCGCAGCTCCGCGCGGAGCTTGCGGAAATGGAGGAAACATGACTGTAGAGAACATCATCACAATTATCAGCGTAATCGCCGCGATATCCGGTATCATTTTTGGCGCGGCGGCGTTCGCACGGAACAAGCGGGACGATAATCGCGAGGACGGCTCATACCGCAGCGATATCGGGTACATAAAAGCAAGCATGGACGACATCAAGCGCAAGCTGGACAAGCAGGAACAGCAGTATCTTGACCTTGTAATGCGGCTTACGGCGGTGGAATCCAGCGCAAAGCAGGCACATCACAGAATAGACAGACTGGAGGGCAACAACCATGAAAATTGACTGGAAGAGAAAGCTCACAAGCCGTAAGCTCTGGGTAGCACTCGCAGGCTTCATCGCTGGACTTATCGTAGCATTCGGAGGAAGCTCGGAGACAGCGGAAACCGTTTCCGGCTGCATACTCAGCGGCGCGGCGGTCGTAGGATATGTCATCGGCGAGGGGCTGGCGGACAGCTCCCACAGCAAGGAGGACGACAATGGCGATAACATTTGAAGCATACGCCCGGAACAACGGAGCGTTCAAAGCCGCCCGCCCCATGCCGACATGCAGCCCGGCAGGCATCATAATCCACTCCACCGGGGCGAACAATCCGAACCTCAAGCGCTATGTCAACGCGCCGGGAATCTGCGGGGAGAATCCCTACGGGAATTACTTCGACCGCCCGGACAGCAATGTCTGCCCGCACGCGGTCATAGGCAAGGACAAGAACGGCGAAGTGAAAGCGGCTAAGCTGCTCCCCTGGAACGTCTGCTGTTGGGGCTGCGGCTCTGGCTCAAAAGGCAGCTACAATTACAGCCCGGCGTACATTCAGATAGAGATAGCCGAGGACGCGCTGAACGACCGCGCCTACTTCGAGGAGTCCTTCGGGCTTGCAGCTGACCTCTGCCAGCGACTCATGAAGAACTACCCGACCATTAAGCCGGGAAACATCATCAGCCACAAGGAGGCTTGCGCCCGTGGGTACGCTTCCAACCACGGCGACCCGGAGCACTGGCTCGCAAGGTTTGGGAAAAATATGGACTGGTTCCGTTCTCAGGCCGCGCCGGAGAAGCAGGTCAGGATCACCGCCGAGATCTCCGTCGAGCAAAGCAAAGTAGAGCGTTACCGCCAGGCACTCCAGGCGCTGGGGTGCTCTGTGAAAATTGAATAATCGTTATCCCCGGGGCGCTGGCTCCGGGGATTTCGTCATTTTGCACAAAATCAGTCGTGTAACTTTGGCGGCTTCAAAGTTCCCGATTTGGTTGCCGAGAGCCCGGCAAAACAGTTTGTACCGTAAACTTGACACCCATGTTGACACCCATACTTGCGAAAAAATACGTAAAAACGCGGTAAAATACATTTGTTGCACGTCACGATTCTAGATAAAAAAAATCCCCGCCAGATGGCTTGTAGAGCTGTCTGACGGGGTTTTCAATTTGGTACGCCTGATGCGATTCGAACGCACGGCACATAGCATCGGAGGCTATGAAACATTGGCTTTAGACTGCGATTTATCGGAGTTTTTGACACCCATCTGACACCCATACTCAACATAATAATCAAGCTTCTCCATGGTGCGCTTTTTGTACTCTGCGTCGAGGTGTGTGTATATTTCCATAGTAATTTTTACGTCGGAGTGCCCCGCCTGCTCCGCAGCCGTGAGAACATCAACGCCGGAAAGGTACATCAGCGTGATGAACGTATGCCGGAGCCAGTGAGCTGTGAACTGCGGAATCAATATCGGCACGCCGCCTGGCTTACACTTGCTTGACGGCCGCTCCATGGGCTTGCCGTTTATAATGTAACTGCCGAAATCAGCATATTTCATATTCAAATCCTTGATGTAGCTGCTCCACAGGCGCTTCCATGCGGAATCCGTCAGCATTTTCCCCTGGGCAGAGTGGCAGACAAGCTCAAAGCGATTCCCTGCTATCGGCTTCAAATAATTTATCAGCACCTGCGGGATATACACGATTCTGGTCGCGTTCTCCGTCTTGCCGCCGGACTTCACCGAGGGGTGCCCATTCAGCATTTCAACGGATTTATTCACGCTGATGGTTCCCTTTTCAAGGTCGATGTCGCTCCATAGCAGCGGTATCAGCTCTCCCCTGCGCAGTCCTGCGTACATCATTATCATTGCAGCGGTCTGGGCGCGATGTGGTGTTTCCTCGATCCAGCGCCGCTCCTCGGGAGTGAGTGCGCGCCGCTCGTTCTCGGATTTCTGGCGGACTTTAGGCAGCTCTACCGCGCGGAATGGGTTGTACTCTACCACCCGGTTTTCTACACACATCTCCATGATTCCGGAGGCTATATCGCGCACTGCTTTGATTACCCGCTCCGAATACCCCTGCCCTGCCAGGTCCGTAAGCACGTCCTCCAGGTCTATGCGGCGCAGTTCAGTCACTTCCATGTGCAGGAGCGGCTCAAGCTTGCGATAGTTGATGTCAAGCGCTTTCGCCCAGTTCTCGGACACGCGGTTCGATTTTCTCCTGAGCCAGCGCTGACCCCAGGAATCAAAGCTGTCGTGCTCGGCGGTTATGTCAATACCCTTCCCGAGTTTTGTTTTCAGCTCGGTAACTTTTTCCTGCAATTCCTTGTTGTTCGCCGCGTAGACGTACTTGTACTTGCCGTCCCCGAGGTATACCCGGGACTGCACTCGTCCGTCAGCGCGGGCTGTGTTTTTCATTCTTGGCATAGAGTCCTCCTTGACTTTTCGGGGACAACACGCTATAATAAAGCTTGTGGGTAGCTTGCTTTATAGCATGCTGTCATATTCTTTGCCCCCCCTCATGTTCCAGCATGAGAGGGGATTTTTAATTTATTAAATATAAGGGAATGTTCCTACAATTGTTCCATCGGCAAGTGTTCCCTGGTGCTTGCCGCTCCAAGGGAATGAACTATCAATCCAATCAGCCTGATCGCCGAAATTAGAATCAAGTTCCGGAACTGGCGAAGTCGAGCCGTCAACATAATAAACAGATTCGCATCTACCGTCGTAAATAGCAGCACAATAATATGCGTTATCTATATCGGTGTTATCGTTTGCTAATATGATTTCAAGCTCTTCTGTTCTATTTTCTGTTTCAATATGATTCCCTGCTCTTGTCCCATCAGCAGCGCCAGAAGCCTGGACAGTACCTTTACGGCCTTTTTCGAAAGCATCAGGATCTGATACGGTGGCTTTCCAAACTCCGTTGTCAACTGTTACCGTTATAGTGACATAGCGTTCGGATTTAGGCGATGTGCCATAGGCGTCTCCGGTAGCAATCCATCCTGTTATTCTGTCGTGCATCTTCATAGCTTTATTATTCGCTTCATTAACAGCATCTTTTACTTCTTCTGTTGGAATTTCTAAAGTTGGCAAAGAATTATCTGAAATATCAGAAGCGATAGAAGAATCTTGCTGCCCGGCACAGCCAGTCAAAAGAATGCTCGCAGCTAAGCTTATTGCAAAAATGAAATTTTTCGTATTCATACTTACCTCCAATTTTTCTATGTACGCCGCCCTTATCCGGGGCGGCTTTTTTGCTGCTCGATCCACGGCTTGAAAGCCTCGACCCCCTGCCGCTCTAACGGCGAAGTGAGAAACTTCCCGCGCCCTCGCAGCTCTTTCATGCGCTTGGCACGATAACCTGCGGCTTCCGCTGAGATATCGCAGATACGGGCTATTTCCTCCGGTTCGTAGGCTCCCAGTCCCCAGAGCACGCAGGCAGGAGCAAGGAGCCGCGCCGCGAATTCGTCCGCCTGAGTTTCAGCAGGTTCGCGCCTGTCCGAGGCTGTCCGAAAATGTCCGGATTTGTCCGGCGCCAGCTCATGCCCGAGCAGGATATGCCCGAGTTCATGAGCGACCGTGAAGCGCGTGCGCCCCCGGACTTCTTCATCTCGATACACTATCTGCCAGTTCCCCGCGCTGTCGAGCAGCGTACAGCCGGAGATTTCGGAATCCAGCAGGTGAATACTGCTGTTTTTCACGACTTTGATACCATAGAACGCCGCCACTTTCAGGACCTTAACCGGCATTGCCGACGTTCCGGTGCGTATAAGGCAGTTCCACGATGCGTCGCGTGCATCTTTATAAAGCTTATAGGAATCTATAATAATTCACCTCCACAGGATATTGTACCCTGTGGAAGTCGAATTATAGCGCTTTATCAGATGTCATTGTCGGGGTTCTGTGTTTCGTCCGGAGCTTCGTCCAGGCGCTTTTTTTGCTCCGGCGTCAGCATCATGACTCCGGGCGGCCGGTCATCGGAGCTCCGGGCAATCATCGAAACAGGTGAAGATTTTTTTGATATGCTTTTTAACTTCTCTATTACCCTTGGCTGGCTGTCGGCTGGCAAAGATACAAACATATCAATAATCTTTTTTTCGGTTTCCGAAGCACTAACAAACCTTACGGCTTTAACCGTATCCGGCGAAGCATCGGATTTTTCAAGAAGATCGCCCGGAGATACTCCAAGCGCGTCAGCAAGTGCAACGATTTGTCTTTGCGAGCAGCCCCTTTTCCCGCTTTCGATACAGCTTATTGTTGAGCGGCTAGTATATCCAACTTTTTGAGCAAGTTCGTCCTGGGATAAACCTTTTTCAATTCGGATTCGTTTCACGTTATCACCGAGAATTGACATTTAATCACCTCCTAACACATACTATTATATCACCGTGTTTGCTATTTGTCAACATAAATTGACTATACATTTTCAACAAAAATTGACGCATGATTTTGTGCAAACTTTTTTGTAATAAAATGTTGACAGCAAGCAAACAAAGTGCTATAATGTAGATGTTGACAGAGAGCAAATACAAAAAAGAGGTGATAAAAATGACAGATACCAATAAGCTCCGTCAGTTTATGGAAGCAAGAGGCTATACGGTAAGGCGGCTCGCTTCTGCAGTAGGCATTTCCCATGAAGCAATGTACCAGAAGATAAACAACGAACGTGGATTCAAGGCTTCTGAAATAATGAACATAGCAGAGGTGCTTGGGCTTAGCCGTTCCGAAAGAGATAGCATATTTTTTTGCCGCTGATGTTTGTTACTAGCAAACAGATTAATTTCAACAAGACGATAAAATCTGCGAAAGGGGGTGGGAGATGTGAAAAAGTCAAAGAAATCTTGCAAGAAGAAGTTCTGCAAGGCTTGCAAATTTAGCGTTGTTATCGGGGGAAAAGTAAAGTGTTCGAGAGTAATACAGGAAAGATACTGTAAAACTTTCACGCGCAAGTCCACATAAGAAACCAGCTCCGCGCTGTAACACGGAGCTGGCTGGGCAATCAGTCTGCTTTATTCTTCACGGTCGTTGATTTCATCAAAAACCTTGTTGAAGAACTTGGCTACTTCTTCGGCATTCTGCTCGGAACTGTCAGTTTTTTCAATGTATCCGCACTCAATAGCCTTTAAAGCAAGCTGGGTTGCGATTTCAAAAGTGGACATATTTTTCACCTCCTTTCATTGTCATTATACCGCAATTTATCGTAAATGTCAATATGGGAAGTGAACCAAAAAGGAGGTGGACACCATGTTCAACAACCGCACAGAGGACGGCAGAAACAACATCGCCGGAATCAAGGTCGCAGAGTTTCGCAAGGAGCTGAGGATATCCCAGCGGGAACTTGCGGACAGGCTCGCGGTCATAGGCCTGGACATAGACAAGAACGCAGTCCAGCGTATGGAATCCGGCGAGAGATTCATCACCGACATCGAGCTCGGGTACCTGGCGAAGGTATTCGGCACGACAGTCGAGGAACTTTTGAGGAGGTAACTATGACAACGAAAATCAAGCGCCGCCCGCCGCGGACGTGGGCGGAAGCGCCTGAAGTAATGGACAGCGAGTACATCGCGATCCTGCTCGGGCTCACCGTTCAGCACGTCCGGACACTGACAAGGAGCGGCGAGCTCCCCGCCGTTAAGGTTGGCAAGAACTACCGCTACGACAAAGGACAGATTATGAAGCGTCTCGGGGTGCTGGAGGAAACAACGGCATGACCGAGGACAAGCAGGCTATATGCACGGCTCTCTGCACAGCGCTGCAGCTCACGAAGCCTGGCACGACAATCGAGTATATCGCATATGATCCTGAAAAGCAGACCGCAACGGTGCATTACTCGGACAAGTTCCCCGTGGAGATAAACGTCCCCTGCGACAGCGGCTGGTCGCTTATCTGCAACATCATAATGGAGGCATGAGCAATGAAGATAACAACCAAAGAAGCAAGAGCTCTCGTGAATAAGCGTCTTGAACGCATCAACGAGCATATTGCGAACACACAGGCGGAGCCGGACTATTTCCCCGGTGATGAGAACGCGTGGTATTTCATGGCAGAAGGCGTTCGTGGAATCGTTGACGATCTCGGCATTCCGACGCAGGCGGACAAGGACGCTCTGGCGAAGAAGATCAGCGAAGCCCGGAAGCTTCATTCCAAGATCAAGCTGATCGGACAGAGGTGAGCGGCATGAAGAAGTACATACCTTACATCGCCGCGGCGGTGATCGGATTCCACCTGCGCTGGACAGCCGCGCACCTTGCAGGAGCAGATTACAGCATGAACGGCGCGGACATCATCGTAGCTCTGCTGTGCGTAGCGATGGTGTGGTCGTTCAGAGGGCTGTTCCCACAGAAGAAAAAGAAAAACCGCTCCTGAACGGCAATTCGGGAAGCGGCAAAGAAAATGTATTACAGTGGTATTTTACCACATTCGAAAGGAAAAGTCAAGTGAAGTGGAACTGATAGTAGATAATTTCGCCGGTGGCGGTGGAGCTTCCATCGGCATAGAAATGGCTGTAGGAAAGAGCGTAGACATCGCAATAAATCACGACCCGGACGCCATCGCAATGCACCGCGCGAATCATCCGCACGCGCGTCATTACTGCGAGGACGTCTGGCAGGTAGACCCATCGGAAGTCTGCGCCGGAAACCCGGTCGGGCTGGCGTGGTTCTCACCGGACTGCACGCATTTTTCCCGAGCCAAAGGCGGGAAGCCCGTTGACAAAAACATCAGAGGTCTTGCGTGGGTAACGATACGCTGGGCGCTGAAAGTCCGTCCGCGCGTCATAATGCTGGAGAACGTCCCGGAGATACGCACCTGGGGTCCCCTCGGGGCTGATAACAAGCCCATAAAGGAGCGCGCCGGAGAAACTTTCGACGGCTTCATAAAGGCGCTCACAGCAGGAATTTCGCGCGACCACCCGGCATTCACGGAGATGTGCGCAACGTTGGAGATAAGCCCGGACAGCCCCGAAGCGGCAAGGCTTGAACAGGGGCTGGGCTACAATGCAGAGTACCGCATACTCCGCTCCTGCGATTACGGAGCGCCGACAACGCGCACGCGTTTCTACCTGATAGCCAGGTGCGACGGGAAGCCCATTGTATTCCCACCGCCTACACACGGCAATGGCAAGAGCTTGAAGCCGTACCACACCGCCGCCGAGTGTATCGACTGGAGCATACCCGCGCAGAGCATTTTCGAGCGGGACAAACCCCTCGCAGAGAACACGCTCCGGCGCATAGCGCGGGGCATTGAGAAGTTCGTGATAAATAATCCCGAGCCGTTCATCGTGACAGTCAACCATTCTGGAGAGGGCTTCCGGGGGCAGAAAGCGGACAAACCACTCGGAACCATTACAGCCAAGAATGGATACGGCGTAGTCACTCCGACAATCATGTGTAACAACACCGGGAATGCCGGCGCAGCTGTCGATACGCCGTTACCTACGGTCACGACTGGAAACCGCAATTACATGGTTGCGCCCTCTATCGTCCCCATCGGGTACGGCGAGCGTAAAGGACAGGAACCGAGGGTAAACAGAGCTGATGAACCGCTAGGAACAGTCGTCACAAGCGGAAAGCATTACCTCGTCGCTCCGTCGCTGATACAGTATCACAGCGAAACGGCGAACGACGAAGTGCGAGGGCAGGAACTGAGCGAACCACTAATGACAGTAGATACCTCGCCGAGATACGCGCTGTCGGTCGCTCACATCATGAAGAATTACGGCGGGAATTATCAGGGAGCCGGGAGCGGCGCGGATAAACCTTTAGATACAGTTACCGCGCACGACCACAACAGCATTATAACAGCTCATATCCTGACCATGCGGAACAACATGGACGGACAGCCAGCAGACGAACCGCTGGCAACGATAACGGCAGGTGGTTCGCACCACGCAGAAGTACAGGCGTTTCTCGTGAAGTACTTCTCGACCGGAGCGGCAAAGCCGGTAGACAGCCCGCTAGACACCGTCACCACAAAAGACCGCTTTGCCCTGGTGGCGATACACGGCGAGGAATACATAATCACCGACATAAAAATGCGTATGCTCCAGCCGCGGGAGCTGTTCAATGCACAGGGATTCCCGGCTGATTACATAATCGACCACGACGACAGCGGCAAACCTTATCCGAAAAGCAAGCAGACAGCCCGGTGCGGAAACGCGGTCACACCGCCAGTCCCGGCGGCGCTGGTTCGGGCTAATCTGCCGGAGATGTGCAGGGAGGCAGAATTCAAGTGAAAATATACGGTAAAGGCATAAGCTACCGCCCCGCTATTGATGGCAAACAGGACACCCCGCACAACAAGGAAATCTACCTTGAACAGCTTCTCCCTCTTGAAGATTACGACATGATTATCGTGCTTTTCTCGGGCGGGAAGGACAGCCTCGCGTGTGTTCTCCGACTTCTGGAGATGGGCGTTCCGAAAGAGAAAATCGAACTCTGGCACCATGATATTGACGGCGGCGAGCCGAACTTGCACATGGACTGGCTCCCTACGCAGAATTACTGCCGGGCTGTTGCGGAATATCTCGGAATCAGGCTGCGCGTTAGCTGGCGCATAGGAGGCTTCTGGAGCGAAGTCTACCGCATAGGGGCAAGCAATCCTATCCTTTATGAGAACGGCGGCGAAATTGCCATGTGTAAGCTCTCAGAGCGCCAGAAGCGCACACTTGAATTAAAAAGCAAGGTCATGGGTGAAGACGAAAGCGCCAAGGTTGAAAATTACGGCAAGCGTGGAAATTTCCCGGCGAAATCAGCTAATCTTGCACAGCGCTGGTGCAGCTCTTATCTTAAAATCATGGTAGGCGGGGGAGCAATTCGCAGTCTTGAAACGGACGAGCTCAAGGGAATCGGCGAGTGCAATAAATTCCCGGCAAAATCCGGAATAGCCAACGGTCGTTACTGCTCCCCGAACCTTAAACGTGTAGTCGGTGAGAGCGTTATCCGAGAAATTGAGAGCATAGGGAGCCGTATGAAGTTCCCTGCTAAGGGTAGCTGTCAGTCTGGAAGATGGTGCTCGGGAAGTCTGAAAGCTTCCGTCCAGAACGGAGTTACAAGCAATCTGGAGCAGACCAGGCAGGACGTGAAACTGTTGGTGATTTCCGGCGAGCGGCGCGAAGAAAGCAAGGGGCGGAGCAAATACAACGAAATCGAACTGCACCCTACCAACGCTACGGCAAAAGCCAAACGGCTTGTACATACATGGCGTACGGTCATTGACTGGTCGGAGGCGTATATCTGGGAGATCATCAAACGATGGCACATTTCTCCGCACCCATGTTATTTCGCAGGCTGGAACCGCTGCTCCTGCGCGATGTGCATATTCGGTCTGCCGAAGCACTGGGCTGGAATCCGGGAGTTGTTCCCAGACTGGTACGAGCAGTTCAGACAAGCGGAAATTGAACTTAATTTCACCCTTGATAACAAGAAAAATCTTGACGAGTACATTGGGGACGCGGAAAGCTGCGTCTGCCGGGACAATCCTAGAGCAATCCAGCAGCTTCTATCCGGCGAATTCTCCGTTGATGATGTCTACGCGGAAGATTGGCAGTACCCGGCGGGAGCTTTCAAGGGCGCGGACGGCGGTCCGTGCTGATGAATAATTATTTATGGAGGGATAAATCATGACCCATTTCACAGACGCCGGCGAGAAATCGCCGGAGGAGCGCGAGAAGATACTCCAGGACATTTTATCGACCATAAAGGAGAAGTAACATGCTAAGAATTGAAGATCATTGCGTAGGCTGCCCTGATGGGGCACCGTGTATGGGCAGTTCCTGCCCGAACAGAAATGTGCCGGTGTGGTACTGCGACGAGTGCGAGCGAGAATACGACCGGGACGAGCTGAGATTCCTTGACGGGAAGCAGCTTTGCTATGACCGCTTCTGCGAGGAAGCGTGGCTCAGCGCCGACGAACCAGAGGAGGAACAGTAATGCCTAGAAAGCTAGTAAAAACCACAGACATCACCCGCGAGGAATGGCTGGAATACCGCAGGACAGGGCTCGGAGGCTCTGACGCGGCGGTCGTAATGGGGCTGACCCCGTACCGCTCGAAGATCGAGCTCTGGGCGGACAAGACCGGGCGCATGCCGGAAACCGAGGACAACGAGGCAATGCGCACCGGGCGCGATCTGGAGCAGTACGTTGCAGAACGGTTCTGCGAGGCTGCCGGAAAGAAGGTCCGCCGCCGCAACTACATATTCCAGCACGATGAATACGACTTCATAACCGCGAACGTCGACCGTGAGATCATTGGCGAGAATGCCGGACTGGAGTGCAAGACAACATCAGCGTTCGCCAAAGCTGATTTCGACAGCGGCGAGATCCCGCTGTACTATTACTGCCAGTGCTGCCATTACATGAACGTCATGGGGTACGACCGCATGTATCTTGCGGTACTCATCGGCGGGCAAAGGTTCCGTTGGTTCACCATCGAGCGGAACGATAGCGAGTGCGCGGCGCTGCTGAGATCCGAAATAGCATTCTGGAACGACTGTATAAAACCGGATATCCGCCCTGAACCGGACGGCTCCGAAAGCGCCGAACGCACTCTGAAAGCTCTGTACCCTGACTGGCAGGACAACGCTATCGCTATGTTTGAGCAGAACGACGAAGCTGCCGAGCTTGCAGCCGTGATGGCTCAGAAAAAGGAACTCGAAACCCGGGAAAAGGCTCTCAAACAGAAACTCCAGACAGCTCTCGATGGCAATACAGATGGCCTGACAGTTGACTGGCACATCTCATACAAGCCGCAGAGCCGATCTACTGTAGACAGCAAGCGCCTCAAGGCAGAGCGCCCGGACATCTACTCAGAATACCTTAAGGAAACCAAAGCGATGATATTCAAGATATCGGAAAGGAAAGAATCATGACCACTACGACCAACACAAACGGCGTTATCGCCGCCGCGGCTCAGACAAAGCCGCAGGAAGCCCCAGCAAAGGCTACTCCGGCACAGATGCTCAACAGCCTGCTGAACAACGGAGCGATTCAGCAGACCCTCAAAAGCACGCTCGACAAGAACGCCGGAGCTTTCGCCGCGTCTGTAATGAATCTGTTCAACAACGATACGCTGCTCCAGCAGTGCGAACCCAGAGCAGTGCTTGCGGAGGCGCTGAAAGCGGCGGCGCTCAAGCTCCCTGTCGAGAAGCAGCTCGGATTCGCTTACATCATTCCGTACAAGGACCACGGTGTTCCGAAGCCGCAGTTCCAGCTCGGCTACAAAGGATACATACAGCTTGCGATGAGGACAGGCGAGTATCGCTATATCAACGCCGGAAAGGTATACGAAGGCGAGCTGAAAAGCGAGGACAAGCTGACCGGCGCGGTGGATATATCCGGCGAGCGTGTGTCCGATAAGATCATAGGCTACTTCGCGTATATCGAAACGCTGAACGGATTCAGCAAGACCTACTACTGGAGCCGCGAAAAGCTGACCGAGCATGTAAAGAAGTACAGCAAGGCTTTCCAGAAAGGGAGCGCGATATGGCGCGACAACTTCGACGAAATGGCTATAAAGACAGTGCTGCGGAATCTGCTCTCGCACTACGGGATCATGTCCATTGAGATGAGCAGCGCTCTGTCCGATGAGGCGGCGCCCGGAAAGATCCCCGGTGAGCCTGCGGATGATCCTGAGATAATCGTAGACAGCGATTCGCCGGACGAGTTGGAGGAAAGCCCCGCAGATTTGCAGTAATTTGCAGTCCCGCGCGGCGGAAAATATAAGCGAAAGGAGTGCATGAAAATGTACAACAAAGTGATAATGATGGGGCGAATCTGCTCTGATCCGGAGCTGAAAACGACTCCGAGCAGCGTGAATGTCTGCTCGTTCCGGATAGCCGTTGACAGACGGTTCCAGCAGAAGGGCGAGGAACGCAAGACGGATTTTTTCAACGTGGTGGCATGGCGCTCCACCGGGGAGCTTGTCAATAAGTACTTCGGGAAGGGTCGGATGATCCTTGTCGAGGGCGAACTGCAGACCCGGCAGTATACGGATAAGTCCGGGAACCAGTCAACATGGTACGAGATAAACGCCGAGCGCGTAAGCTTTACGGGCGAGAAGTCCGGGAATGCTCCTGCCGCCGATACGGTTCCGGCTGCTGCTCAGGCAGCGCAGAATGCTTCTCCGGAAGCTCCGGCGGCTGATTTCTCGGGCGTAGGCAGCGACCAGTATCCATTCTGATAGATAGGAGGGCATGCATGACAGAGGGTATACCGTACTTCTCTCTGGATTGCCGGTTTGATGATAAGCTTGAGGAAATAGAAGATATGTTCGGTATGAAAGGGCTTGGTATCATAATCAAGCTCTTTCAAAAGATTTATGGTATACACGGATACTATTGCGAGTGGAACGACAGGGTGGCGTCAAGGTTTGCAAACCGTGAGGCGTTTGTGGGTGTTGATGTTGTTCGTGAGGTTGTTGCCGCTGCGCTCAGAGAATCCAAAAATCATGAATCGCTGTTCGACAAGGAAATGTATACCAAATACGGAATACTGACTTCTCGCGGAATCCAGAAGAGATATCTGAAAGCGGCAAAGTCGTTGAAACGTAAGGATATTTTTCCTGTCTTAGAGTATGTAATTATTCCTCTCGATGATTCAGATATAGGCAATTCTGGAAAAAACGCTGATATTTCCGGAAAAAGCAACGAAAACTCCGGAAAAAACGGCGATATTTCTTCCCTAAATGAAAAGAAAAGAAATGAAATGAAATTAAAAGAAAGGGAAAGCAGGACGGCTGCGCCGCCTGCCCCTTCCCCCACCCGCGAACAGCTTGTGCGCAAATACGGGGAGAAGGCTGTTGCCTTGTATGAGCAGAAATATCAGAACTGGCAGCAGCGCAAGGGAATATCCGGCGGTATCTCCTACGCGAGAATAGCCGAATGGCTCATCGCGGACGGAGTGCCGGAGCAGAACAGCAGCATAGATCAGGAAGATATCTTGCGTGAATTGCAGGAGCAGTATTCGGAGGAGGGATAGAATGCAGATAGAATTCACGGTCCCAGGAGAACCGTTCGGAAAGCAGAGGCCGAGACACAGCCGTGTCTCCGGCACTACATATACTCCGAAGGAAACTAAGCTTCACGAACAGCTTATTCAGTGGGCGTACCGCAAAGCGGGAGGACATAAGTTCCCGGAGGATTCGGAAATCAGAATCACGATAATCGCAGTGATGGGTATTCCGAAAAGCACTCCGAAGTATCGCCGGGCTGATATGCTCAGCGGGAAGATTCGTCCGACCAAGAAACCAGATTGGGACAACATCGGCAAGCTCGTCTGCGACGCGCTGAACGGCGTGGCTTACGATGATGATAAGTGCGTGTGCGAGGCGGTCGTACGGAAATTTTACGGCTGCGAACCCCGCATACTTGTGAGATTGGAGGATATCAATGGTAAATAATGACAACCTAAGGATATACATGAACATGTTCGCAAAAGAAGTCCACGAGAACGCAGTAAACCACGGTTGGTATGACGAGGAGCGTAGCTTTGCCGAACTGATAGCGCTCTGCCACCAGGAGCTTTCCGAAGCGCTGGAGGAATACCGCAAGGGACATCAGCCGGACGAGACCTATTACAGCGATGGCGGCAAGCCGGAGGGTATTCCCTCCGAACTGGCTGACGTGATTATCCGCATACTGGATATGTGCGGAAAGTACGGCATTGATATCGGTGCTATGATTTCCGAGAAACATGAGTTCAACAAGACCAGACCATATAAGCATGGAGGCAAGGTGATATGATACGCGATATACTTTTTCGAGGGAAGTGGGTGGATGACGGCGAGTGGGTCGAGGGATTCCCGTATATCACACACGGCGGTGAACATCAGATAAGATATTACGATTCTGAAAGCAACATTGAGAATTGTTCTCATACAGTAATTCCGGATACTCTCGGTCGGTTCTCCGGACTTACCGACCGCAACGGCGTGAAGATTTTCGAGGGGGATATCATAGAATTTGACCACCCTTATAATGGCAAATCAATACATGCTGTTGTTCAAGATGGCTGTGGGTGGAATTTGTCCAACTTCTATGCTTCTTGCTTCGATTACCCAGGGTGTGCATTCTCGGAGGGCACGAAATATATGACAGTCATCGGAAACGTCCACGACAACCCGGAACTGCTGGAGGTGAGCGGTGATGAAGCGTGACCTTGATGAACTCGACGCGGGACAGCTCGACCTCATGTGGAGCTGCCTGAAACTCCGTAAGGAAATAGCATACAAGTCAGATGTCAGAGCACTGATACGAAACCTTGACGCTATCAGACAGGCGATAGTGCAGATGACCGGAGGGGAACAGGCGCAGTCAAGCTCATCATCGGTACGCTTTTCAGAAATCGGCACATATGTCAATTCGGCTATTGTCGCAGCACTCTGGCTTAGAGTTACTGGGGTGCTTGACAAGCTGATGGATATTCTTCCGGAGGTGAGCGGTGATGAGCCGTAAAGAAGAGTATCGGTGGTACAAGAGTATCGGGATCTGCCCCGTATGCCACAAAACGGCAATGCAAAAAGGGTATCAGACCTGCCTGGAATGCAGAATGAAGATGAGGGAATATGTGGCTGATAGAAAGAGCAGGATGAACGCTGAACAGCTCGGCGACATCAGTCGGCGAACTATCGAAGCAAACAAGCGAATGTATGTGCGCCGTAAAGAAGCGAACCTCTGCACGCACTGCGGAAAAAGACCGGCTGACGATGGCAAAACCACCTGCAGGTACTGCCGGGAAAAGTACAATCGAAAGAGACGTGAACAAAACGCAATGCGAGGCGGGAGTCATTATGATAAGTCCATAGTTCGCAAGGGAACCAGATTGTTTTGCGTGATTCCGGCGGAGCCGGGCGAGCACGGAGCTTACGTCTGCGAAGATATATGCCTGAAGCGTAGCGATGGCATGGTATATATCAAGGACGGAGAGTTCCCTGTTGGCTACATCGGGAAATCATGGTTCTTAAATCGCGCGGAAGCCGAGAAAGCAATGGAGGCGAGCAAAAGTGATTAGTGCATTCATAGGCGCATACATCGAAGCCGCTGAGACTATGCGCCGGATTGAGCGCAGCGAGAAGTGTGCACGCTCTGAAAGTGATTTCAGAGGTTTGTGGCTAAGAAGAGCCGGAGCAGGAAGCAGAAGCACAAGGGAAACAAAAAGAGGTGAACCGCGATGAATAAAAAAGCAGTGCTGCTTAGCGTGCAGCCGAAATGGTGTGCTCTTATCGCGAACGGTAAGAAAACGGTCGAGGTGCGCAAGACCATTCCGAAGATTGAAACTCCTTTTAAGTGTTACATATATCAGTCTAAGAGCAAAGACCGATTGATATATGTAATGAAAGACGGCGATAATGATTACGGCACAATCTATCACGGAAAGCCGGTATTCATTAAAACATTATCGCCGTATTCAAACGGCAACGAACAGAAAGTCATCGGTGAATTCACCTGCGACAGTATTTCCGAGTACGAAGCCGAGTTTTGCAAAACTGATGCCTTTTACCAGGACATCAGAGAAATATTTCGCGATGCCGATTTCCCCGATGACGACGGCCGCAGAGATTTCAAAGTGCTTACCTCAAACGAAGCAGACAATCCCAATGATTGTGATTTCTGCCGTTCGTGCTGCATGACGTTCGATGATGTTAAGGCGTACATCGGCGAGGGATTCTGCAAGACGTTTTGGGGCTGGCATATCTCCAATCTGAAAATTTACGAAAAGCCGAAGGAATTGAGCCTTTTTGAAAAGCCGTGCTCGCACAATTGCGAGAATTGTAAGTATTATTGCACAAGTAGCTTGGAAGAACCAGCTTATTGTGAATGGGAAGATTGCGAGATATCAAAGCCGCCGCAGTCGTGGCGCTATGTGGAGGTGAGCGGGAATGAGTGACCGCAGAAAACTTACTGCTGCCGAACGCCAGCAGATCTATGAGAAATTCGGCGGTCGCTGTGCTTACTGCGGCTGCGAAATCACTATCAAGGACATGCAGGCAGACCATGTTGTCCCACTGCACCTCGGCGGTGAGGACGATATCTCAAATCTCTATCCGGCGTGCCGGGCTTGTAATCACTACAAGTCCACGTACACGGTAGAGAGGTTCAGGGAAATCATTGAACGAGCCTATGACACGCAGATGAAATGCAGCGCAACTTTCCGTAATCTAGTCAGGTTTGGAATGATAGCACGCCCTAGAACGGACGTAAGATTCTGGTTTGAAAGGTGGTAAACAGGAATGAGCAATCACACCGAAGAATGCAGCGGTTGCCTTGCCGAATACAACGGCGAGTGCACCGCTGAAACATGCAGAGGAAAGATAACACAGCTCGCGCACAATTCCGGGAAGTACACAGACAGCAAGGAACGGCACCAGAAAATGTACAAGCTGTCGGCTGATATGTTCCGGGAGTGTTTCAGCGAGAACTACGTTGATGAGGATACAGAAGAATGAGTGAATACATAGACAAATCTGCTCTAACCAATAAGCTGAAGTCAAGCGGTGCGATAGGCGACTTCGCATTGTATATACTAGGCAATTTTCCCACCGCCGATGTCGCGCCGGTGGTGCATGCGTACTGGAAAGGCTACCATACGCAAGACCCGTGCTGCTCTAATTGTGGGTTTTCTTATGACCGCGAGGAAGGTGAATATGCCCAGACAACAGATTACTGCGGCAACTGCGGCGCTAAGATGGACGAGAATGAGGTTGAAAACCTTAAACATTGTTCGTGTGGGGACAGGCATTACTGCCCCGAAGTTGAAAAAGACGAGAACGGCAAGTGGTTTATACGCTGCCATATGTGTCACAAAATTGTGCGGGGCAACACCATAGAAGAAGCGGTGAACGCGTGGAACAGGAGAGCTGATACCAATGACCCGTGAAGAACTGGAGCAGATATACTACCTCCACCGGGAGCTGCGTATGTGGGAGCAGGAGCTTGAACAGCTCCGCTGCCGTTCGCTGGTATGTTCGCCGCAGCCGAGCGCCGGAAGCAGTTCCGGAACGTCCGACAAGGTCGGGGAGCTTGCCGAAAGGCGCGTAGACCTGGAGCGCCGCATAGAACTCAAGCGCGAGGAGATTCAGCAGCGCCGCGACGAAGCTGTTGCGTTCATCTACGATATTCCCGACAGTCTGACCCGTCAGATAGTCTACTACCGCTGCGTGAGCCTTTTCGGCTGGACGCGCGTCGCCTATGAGGTCGGGGGGAATAATTCGCCGGACGGGGTGCGCATGATTTACAACCGGTTCATGAATAAGCTGTAAGTTGTTCGTTTTGTTCGGTTCACCTGTGCTATACTAGTATCATGAAATACTGAAAAGCGCCCGAAGCAATCGCCGGGGCGCTTTTCTTTTGTGGAGGCGCGCATGGCCAAGGGATTCGCAAAGAGTTTTTACAACTCCCGCGCATGGATAGATACACGGGACGCATACATAGCAGAACGCACGCGCCGCGATGGCGGAATGTGCGAAAACTGCCATGAGAATGTGGGCGAGGAACTCCACCATGTCGAGCCGCTCACGCCTGCCAACATAAGCGATTACGACATCTGCCTGAATCCCGATAATCTGAAATGGCTCTGCAAAGACTGCCACTTCAAGGCACACCGCGAACTGATTCTGAAGCAATTCGATGAAGCGCGGGAGCGCCGCCGGAAGTCTAAAATACTCACGAACGGCTGCTACATGGACGAGGACGGTTTTCTGGTGAAGGCTCGCCGCATAATCGTGTGGGGCGCGCCTGCAAGCGGGAAAACTTCGTATGTCCGTGCGAATATGTCTGTGGGGGATTTGGTGGTGGACGTTGACGCGTTGAGACGTGCGCTTACATTTCAGGAGCGCGGCTCCGATAATCTGTTGCCTGTGGTGCTGTCGGTACGCGACCATCTCTATCATCTTATCGAAGATAAGGCGCCGGACTGCCGAGCCGTATGGATAATCGGCTGTT